ATGTATTGATCCACAAAAGGAACGTTCTCATATACAGTTATGCACTCAATCCCATCATCTCCTCTTTTATGGTAAATAACACGTTCCAATCGTTTTTCGTTACGAAAGTCTCCGACTCTCTGATCTTTAGAACTTGGACAAGGTGGTATTACTATTTCTTCTTTTTTAGCTTCTGGTATCTCTGTATTTTGTTTGCCTGTTGACGAATCTGCTTGGTTATCAACAGGTGCTTGCTCTGTAATGATGATGTTTTGAGGTGTGTAATCAAGAGGAACAAACCCAGGAAACGGAAAATCACA